CTAGCGCAGCAGGTAGGGTAGCACCGATAAAGGAGATAAAAGGTGGCTCATCGATGTGACGGGTAGGTGTAGTCGATCCACGACCTAGGTTGTTGGCAGAGAACTCAGAATTTTGAGCAACGCCAGTCACGTATTTGTTTTTGTGCATGTTACAAGTTAATTCGTATTGGTTATCCGAATCTGTCTTGTCCATGGGTACCAAGTATTTTGGTAGACCGTCTCGTATCTTCTTAAGACGTTCAACGTTACCTACACGGAGTTTATTATCCTTAGTGATCAAAGACAATTCACTACCACGAGCAAGAATATAAATCAATAGAACCATCAAGGTATCTGTCGAAACCGATTTACCAGTTTGACGTGGTTGAATCAATGCAAAGTCAATGTTGTTAAAATAACACCAAAGCATTGCCATGTTACCACGGTTCGCTTTAAACTTAACCCAGATCTTACCAGAAGCAGGAGGTATCCTCACCACTTCACGAAAGTAATACCAAGGATTGTTTTCACATTCCAATTTAACCTTTAACATCATTTCTTGAGAAAGGTTTGGGTCGTGGGGATCAACTCCCACTAATTCTGGCTGTAGTAAAACTAACGGCCAAAGATGGTTTTCAACACCCATCTTTCTGTACAATTCAACGAGATTTAAGAATGTCTCGTTACTGGTATTGTAATCAACTATCGCGGTGGGATAATCTTGCCAATCGCGAATATGTAGAATGGCCATTATAAATCTCCAAGGTATTCGTTTAAATTATAAAACACAAAGTTTTTAAAAGGAGTTTTATAACCTTTTCTACATCTGTGATTATTTACAGAAACTCTATCTAAATTTAAATATTCACAAGCGTCATCAATGGAATGAAAAATAAATTTCTCATCCGTTATAACATTTACAGCCACTATATCGCAAATGTAATTTATTGATTTTTTATGGTAGTTTGAAACAATCGTTGTTGGCCACTTATGTGTGTTGTTTAATTTAAAAACCCAACCATTAACTGGAATTCTTCCTTGAGAAACAGAATATAGATGTTGATATAAATCATTAGAAGAAATATTGTGTTTTCTTGCACAATCAGATATAGAAAAAAATTCAACTATCTGTTCTGTGTATGTGTTCATCGCCAACACACCAGTTGAATTTTTAAATAAATTATTCTCTCTGGCGTGTTTCATATTTTCAGAACCGATACACCATTCTAGATTTAAATAATGATTATTCACCTTATCCGTATCAAGATGATTCACTTGTAAATCTATAAAAGATTTATTTTCGTGTTGTTTTGGTATTTCGCAAAACAACATCGCAATTATTCGATGTGTAAGAATTTGTTTATATTTCCCACTTAAAGTTCGTAAATTGATCGATAGATAACCTTTTTTTGTTTCTATGAGATTAATCTCTTCACCAGTTAAATTTATAAAAAAACCTGCCTTATTTACTACAATTGGTGAAGTTACATGGGGAATGTAATAATACCCTTTATGTGTTTTATGTTCAATTGGATTGGGATACAATCCAGAAGTTGATGTAAATTCTTCAGGTATATTGTATTTTTCAACACATTCTAAAATTTTGTTTTTAACGGACAGCAGTTGAATATCTCTATTTTCCAACCACATTAAATTTACGACTTTATTGTTTTGGATGTCTCCATCGAGTTGTTTCACCAACGGATTTATTAAATCCCCTTTATTTAAAAAAGTTTCAGCCACTATTCTAGATACAGCTATTGTTTTTATTTTACCGTCAATTTTCAAATATGCTCTAGGATGTCCGTCACGACGGATATTTACTTCTTTTCCATCAAGACTAATGATGTTTCCATCTTTGTTAACTAGATAGTTCTCGGATATTTTACTGTAATAGTAACCAGTATATTTATCATGTTCTATTAACATAACCTTGCCGCTGGGTGGTTTTCACATACAATTAGAAATCAGAGACGAATAAAGAGAGAGGGATTTCTCCCTCTCTCTGTTATCTTTATGCAACGTTTTCAATGAATGGAAGTGCTGCAACACCCACTTGAAGATCGGTAGAACCCGTTCTTGTAATGAAGTGTACACGTACCAATTCACCACATTCCAGAGCATCTGCTGCAATCTGTACGGTGACAGGATCTTCAGTTCCCCATGGGAAACTGTTAATGGAATACTCAGTAAAGGTATTGCCATTGAGAAACAATCTGAAGTGTGTTGGAGCAATGGCCACTTGTTCAGCATTCGGATTCCGTAAAGGAGCATTACCGTAATACAGTTTCTGTAACCACGCTTCTTTGGTTTCTTGACCACAAGACAGACTGACTGTCCAAGGACCAGAACCACTGTGTTCACATGTCGCTGCAATACCGTCACCAAAGATAACTGCACTGCTTGCATCATGTTTCACTTGCCAACGTTGATGTGAGATATCACGATCATCACCACGGTGCATTAAAGCAACCGTGAAGTTTTGAACATGGCGATACTCAGTAAACATCGAATTGTTAATCTGTACCAAATCAACAGCCACGCGTAAATGCTGAAATGTGTTCATCAGCAAAGGATCGAATGGGGATGCATTAACATCCGTTTCGATAATGTTCGTCACGTTGTAATACAACTGACGATCCAGATTGTACAAGTAGTATTGCAATTGATACTGTTCGGTGAACACATCCCATTTCGGGAAGATGAACAACTTAACGCTGTAACTACCATTCGCAATTAAAGAAGCTGCACTGTACGCTTCAGCAATAGTACCTGGAGGACTTACGTTACCGGCGATATAATTCGCTTCGTTGTTACTCATGCGATACACGAGTACCAATGGTACAACTTGTCCAGGAATCGTATTGATGTACTCGCTTGCTCCCAATAGTTCAAACTTATTGCCGTCAATAGGCAGAATGAAACTTTGACCGTCGTTGTAAGTGACCTTACCACGCATCTGAATAGAACTCAACGTCAGGTTCAACGGGAATTCAATTCTGCGGTTATTGGAATCCGACAAGAAAGGCGATACAATTTCAATGCCTTCGATGTGTCGTTGAGCAGCAGACAATGCAGGAATGAAAGCAGTTTTGTTTACCAAGAAACGGTTCTCAGATAACGCATGGCCTTCAGCACTGTAAACAACCGCTGTTAACAATTCTCCATTCACCAAGCTTTCACTGGTGTAGGAAAGAGCAGGCGCTTTGATCTCTCCGTTCTCATCGGTTGTTTCTCTGAGAATCAAAGGAATCTTATCATCGATAAAATTCATGGATTGATCATACATCGCAGAAATCACTTGTCCTGTCACAGACACATCAGTACCTTTGAAGATACGAACATAACTGGCTTGAACAGGATACATGAAAACACGAGAATCAAAACCAACAGAGTGTGGAACAACGCTGTCGTTAACATGGATTCGAAAAGAATCACTGATGGTACCAGGACCACCACCTAAGAAAACGTCGTGTTCAGGATCTACACCAGCAACCTGTAAGAAGTTGTGTGGAGTCAGAACAGCAATGTAACTGGTAGGGTTAATGCTAACCACCCGAAAGAAACCAGCAACCCAGTCCAACACTAAATCATCAACATTGGGTACATACACGCCGGTCCCATTAGGACCGGTGTATATTTCACTTTTTAACCAGATCCGAAAACCACGATCTAGATCAACAATAGGAGCAACATAATTCGGCATATTAAATCTCGATTGTGACGAATTGACTGAGATCCACTTTGTTAAACAAATACAACCCAATGACCCTTTCAACGAATGCGTACTGTTTGAGAGTTAAAGAGATAGTAGTGTAAAATGGATGTGGATGTATAGTGACGTAATTGATATCGGGATCTTTACGACAAGGATCGTTTTCCAACAGATACATGTAATCTTCCAACCAACCGGCAATGTCCATTTCACTGTAATGGCCGTTTATTTCAGAATGTACAAATACACTATTCTTGATGTCGTAAATCAACTTGGAACAAAATGGACTGAAGACGTTGTAACGATGTGGTATGGGATTCGGCGTGTTGTCTACAGTCTCACCTAACCACATAGTCAGGTAATCTGAAACTTGCGCATCGATCAACTCAGAACGTTCTTTCAGTTCGTAGTAATCCGTTACGGTACAATCCCGTAAAGGAACCAACACATCTTTGATGACGTACGGTGCACCATTTCTCACACCTGGAGCCATCACTGTCAACGAATCTTCTTTAAAGTGAAGATCTTCTCTGCGTTTAACACAACCTTCAATAACAATCTGAACAACTTTGTCATCTCGTACGTCAAAGATAGTATTCTTACTTAACGCTTGGTTATAAACAAACCCAAATTCTTCAGCAGGATTTACCGTCATATCAGTTCGGCAGAATCCAGTACCTCGGAACAAAACACTTTGTGGTGTATCGGTAACAAGATATTCTTTATTAACGATAACGACTTGTGGCCACTTGATGTAGTAGTCCAAGTTTTCAATCAAATATTTCTTATTCAACCAGATGTCCAATTTACCCATTGGGATAGACAACGGCAAGGTGTAGTCGTGACCAGAATGCGTTTCCTTGCTAACGATATCAAACACTATCAAGTTATCTGAAGGTTCAACATCAAACTCTTTTATCAGGATATTTTTATCGCTGCGAACACACGTGTAATAACTGACCTCATCGACTAACCAGGTTAACAGGTTATCACCATCGATAGTGTAGTCATCGGTTCCAGTGACATCTTCCCACTGAGCATTATCGACAACATCCGACACTATACGAGTTTTGTACATTCTGTACGTGTAGTAAGGATTCAGTGTTTGTGTATGCTGACCAAAAACACTATCAAAACCATCACTGGCTTCACCCATCACACCTTCAACAATAACGGCTGCGTTGTTGTGAGGAAAGTAATTAACATCGTTGACTTGATTATGACGCTCAAGTAACACACCGTCTGCATCATATTCAAACATAGTGCTATTGATCTGTAAACCAAAAGGCAGTTTAACGAACCGAATGCTACTTTGTTCCACGATCAATTGAGGTGTATTCGCCAGTACTTTTGAGATGGCGTTATACCCGTAGGCATCCTCAATCATTTGTTTGTCAATGTCACAAGAACGACTTCTCATGATGGTTGGATATTTAGAGGCTTCCAATACAGCAGCTTGCCAGATGTTAAGTGTGGAGTTAATACCCACCATAGCACCTTTGACGCGTTCATCAGAGAGTTTATACAGTTCTTTGATTCGATGACTCTCATCCACTAATGGTCTATCAAAACCACCACTGCGAATAAACAATCTCACGGTAATGTTTTCAACACCACCGAAAAAAGAAAAGTTGTCGTTATAGACAGCTACCTTCTGTGCAACAATGGAATAATCTTTGTGTGTCACCATGCGGACTGAATCACGGGTGTTCTTGTGATAGTAACAACCTTTGAAGTTATTTGGAAAACCTTCAGGCTTCCTGATCAAATAAAAATCAATATCGTCATGGTAATCGATTAAATCATTTTGATCTGATTCTGGATATGTCAAGAGATATTTTATTTCCTGATCCAATGTTGATGTGAAAGAATCCACATCTTCAATAGCGATATCAACAATTCGATCCACCGTTGAATCGTACAGGTAATCAACAAGGTCACCTGGTTGCGCAGTTGCAGTGGTGAGATTGTGAACCAATAATCCATTGACGAAAATAAAAGTGTATCCGCGCGTTGCGGCATGTAAAGCAATTTGTTGAGAATAAGCAACAATGTCTGGAGCGTTAGTAACAAAGCGCCCGCCAGAAATGATTTGATGTCCGTTACCCGATGCTCTCACAGAAGAGAAGAAAGCATTGGAGTACATGCGGATATACAAGTGTTCGTTGTTCAACAACGGTTTCACTTTGGGTTGTTCTTTTACAGCGATGATTAAGTTCTTATCATCCGTCACTAAAACGTAGGACGTTTGTAAAGGCCAATGACGACCTTCTTCGTTGTAAATGTCAACCACCATATTCTTCAGATTACAAACCTGAGAGAACGGATACCAAACGTTATTGTTGCTATAGCGATCTCCACTGGTAGGAGTTGTTCCAGAAGAACGCCATTGATAACAATCTTCAATCAAACCAAGAATGATGGGATGTATTTGTCCGATTTGGTATACGTGGTAAAATTCATTTTTCGTAGGGAGACCATAAACATCTTTCATGATGGTAATGGAATTCTTCACACCTACGCCCCGAGAGATACGAGCAGGTCTAAACATAAACTGCTTATCTTGATCGGGGGCACACCACACATTTTCCAACGCGTGATTCTTGAGCGACTCGAACATTTCTCAACCCCTTTGATCTTAATCGATTAGGTTTCTTACGTTCATGGTGAAAACTTTGCCTGCACCATTCTTATCGTTGGCAATCGCCACTTTAGAAATGGTAGAGTTTCTGTATGTACGCTCGTTTAAAGCTGAATTCAACATGGCAATCCAAGTAGGAGGGTGCTCAAGTGCAACAGCTACCACTTCTCTGGCATTACCACTACCGTACCAGCTAGACATCAAATCGTTGAATAACAAACCAGCATTGAACTTCTCCAAACGAGAGGTTGTCAAAATGCTAGTCGCCATTGCACAAAGGTCTTTCACTGAACGCATAGGAAGCAATTGATCTGCAATTTCAAAACACATATCAATCGGAGCATAAAGCGCTTTTGAAATGAGTTGTGAATTCTTGTTCAATTCTTCTGACGTGAATGTCGGGTCTTCTTTGAAAAGACTGATATAGAAGAAAGCAGCAATAATCCCAAAACGCAATTGGTCAGATGGGTTTAATCCGTGACGTTTAGCAATGCCTTCAGCTATCCAACGAGAATACACGTTTCCAACCTTTTCTGACTTCGTAAAACTACGAGCGTCAACCACCAATCCAGAATAGTTTGAAAATTCTACCAATATTGGATGAGTGAATGGTTGTATTTCTTTATTTTTGCCAGTGACAAAATAAATGTTGCTGTTGTTTTTAGTAGCGGGTTTACCATGGATGTCGTCAATGGTTGTTGTTAAACCTTCTGCTACTTGTGCTGTTGCGATTGATTTTCTGAGGTTACCCAGAATAGTGACGTAGCCAGAACAAACTGTTGTGTCGTATGGATAAACGAACATCTAACGATTCCTCAAGAAGGGTTTAACTCGAATTTTTCACAACATTATAGGGGATATAGTCATCGTGTATTTAAATACTATGATGTATCCCATCAACATGTTGAAAATCTATATCATTTAGCTAAATTATAGGAGCCACCGATGTCACAGAACATCAATGCCGCACCCCGGCCTATATTACGTGGCGCGCAGGACCTGAGTGGAAACCGGAAGGTATACGTACCTGAAGCGATTCCTCAACATCTTCCGCACGTAATGACTTTCGCTAAGCGTGGTCCGCTGGTTCCGCAGATTGCTGTGGGA